GCCTACTGCCATACGGAAGGCAAGGAACCAAAAACCCTAGGGGAAGTCCGCACATGGGCCCGGAACCGTAAAGCCCGCATCATGGTCGGGGACACCGCAAACCCTACCCAGAGGGAAGCCTCCGCAGACTCATAGTGCGAGTCGCCCTACGGATCGGCCGACCTTACGACGAAGTAAGAAACTACTCGCCGGAACTACTGGCGACGATCATCGAGGAGCTTTCCGACCATGGCTAAGGCCGAGGCGTACGTAGACGGACTCAACGAAGTCCTACGAGCCCTCCGCGCCCTACCGAAGGAAGCCTCCGCCGAGCTGCGCACAGCCTCCCAAACAATTGCAGACCGATACATGGTTCCCGCGTGGCAGAACGCCGCGATGGAAGCAGGCCCCTGGGGTCAGGCAATCGCCGACAGCGTGAAAGCAAAGAGAGACCGCATACCTAAAGTCAGCATCGGATCCAACCGTCGAGCCTTCTCCGGCGGGGCAACCCCGAACATGGTTCGCTACCCATCGAGCTCGGGACAGACCCGCGAATCGTTCGCGCCATTCGAGAAAACCGATTGGATCAAACGCACACGCACATATGTCGCCCCGGCGATGCGTGAATGGTCAGAAGCCGTAGACAAGATCGTCAGAAAGTGGGACACCCTCTAATGGCTAAAACACTAACCGTCTACCTAGCGGCAGACCTAAAAAAATTCTCTAGTGGACTATCCGACGGCGAACGCGGCCTCAAAGGCTTCGCCAACAGCCTAAATAACCTTGTAGGCCCAGCACTACTAGGAGCAGCTGCAGGCGCCGGAGCCCTAGCCGTAAAGCTCGGAGTCGATGGAGTCAAAGCCGCCCTCGATGACCAAGCAGCCATGGAACGCCTCGGCCAAACCCTCGAAAACGTAGGTTTCGGTGAACAGGCCGGACAGGTCGAATCGTTCATCGACCGCCTCGCAATGGCTACCGGCGTAGCCGACGATCAACTCCGCCCAGCATTTGACCGGTTAGCCCGATCCACAGACACAGTTACGCAGGCCCAAGAGCTCCTCACTATAGCGCTCGATGTATCCGAGGGAACAGGTAAAAGCCTCGAATCCGTAGCCGAAGCCCTAGGCAAGGCATACGACGGCAACACCGTAGGACTCCAACGCCTCGGAGTAGGCCTAGACCGTGCCACCCTGGCCAGCGGAGACCTAGAACTCATTACATCAAAACTCGCCACCACATTTGCGGGCCAATCAGCTAAAGCCGCAGAAACTCTCCAAGGGCGTATGGAAATACTCCAAAACGCCACCGACGAGCTCGTCGAAGCTTTCGGCTACGGCCTAGTCGGTGCAGCCAATGACAGCGCCGACGCCATGGACAACGCAACCAAAGCCATGATCGACGCGCAACCGGCAGCCAAAAGGCTAGGCTCGGAACTCAACAACCTAGGCATGGGCAGCCTGACCGTGGCCGACAACTTCATCGGAATGGCCAGGGCAATCGCATCAGGTAATTGGGATCTCGCCAACCGGATGCTATTCGCAACCAACGATGAGCTCCGAACACTCAACGCCGAAGCCGCAGGCAGCATAGCCGCGATCGACGCGATCTCCCTCAGATACCAGGCACTAGCAGACTCCGCCTACGAAGCAGCAGCAGCCGAAAGAGCAGCCAACGCCCAGCGGCCACAAATAGCAGCCACCACCAGATACACAGCACTAGCCGTGCAAGAGTTCGACGCCAATATCACCAAAAACGGCGGAAACCTCCGAGAATGGCAGAAAACCCTAGATAGCGGGGCCGCCAGCGTAGGCGGCATGGGATCCAAACTAGAAGAAACAAACCCTCGCATGGAACGTATGCGGGATCTAGTCAAAGAACAACTAACCGCCCTGGATGCGCAAGTAGGGGCCCTACAAAGAGCAGAACAAGCCCTCAACACATACGCGGACACCCTGGCCAAAGACATCCTCGGGGAAATCGACCTCGGGGCCGTATTCGACCCAGAAAATGTCCAAGGCTCGATCGACGGTTTCACAAAACAAATCGGCGACGTAACCAAGTTCAGCGAATCCGTAGGCAAACTCGCCGGAGAGCTACCCAACAGCCCAGGCGCGCAGCTTCTACTCGAAAACATCCTAGGGATGGGCTACATCTCCGGACAGGCGTTCATTGAGGGACTAACTACGGAGACCGCTAACAACCTGGTCAAAGAGCTAGACGTAGCCGCCACAGCTATCGAAGGTAACTCGTACCTCCTCGCCAATAAGTTTCATGGGGAAGGCATCGAGGCCGGACGGCAAACCATCCTCGGTATGGCCGCCGAAATACGCGACTCAGAAAAGAAACTCCGAAAAATTGGTCAAGCGATAGGCAAACCTATTGGAGCCGACATCAAAGCCGAAATCGCCAAAGCCGTAGCCGAAGCCGTAGCAGCTGCACAAGCCGCCGGGGAACGAGCCAGAGCCGAAGCCGTAGCCCGCGAGGAAGCCCGGCAGGCATCCCTCACCGCCCAGGCCGTAGCCCAATCCCTCGACCGGTTCATCCAAGACAGTAACGCCCGAGCAGGCCGCAACGTTTCACCGGTGCTCACATGAGACCCCTAGACGGATGTATCGGCGTAAACGTGCCGATAAATAGGGTTTTGGTATGACAGCCATAGTCGGAGTCAAGATAAACGGCGTAAACGTGCCGATAAATGACGTCGAATACAGCATCAGCGTGCAGCACGGCCGCAACGATGTCGCCTCTCAACCCGAAGCGTCCAGCGCCACGGTAACGCTACGTGGATCCAGCGCCCTCGATGTCGCCCTAGCCGATGAGCTCATCGTGTGCGGGTATGGTGGTTTCTGCCGTTTCACCGGAAAAGTAACGGACTTGCAGGTCACGCACCTATCTACAAACCCGCCCATAGCCGTAACGCAGGTAATCGCCATGGGCCGCCTCGCCGAACTCGGCCTCAAACTAACCGGGGAAGGCGGATACCCCCACGAAACCGTCCGGGCTAGAGCCGAAACTATGCTCACAGACGGCGGCCTCAACTACATAAACGGCGCATCCAATGACCTCGAAATGCACCAAATAAACGAGGACGTCATCCAACCGGTACTCAGCGCTTTACAAAGCCTCTGCCAGGCATCCGGCTCGACCCTATTCGACACCCCAGAAGGCCTAATCGCTATCGAAGCCCACGGGGATCGAGGACTCACAGCCTACGCAGCCACCTGGAACGCTCAAAGCGAGCAATGGGACTACTACGAACAGACCTGGGATTCATTTCCCACCTCGACCGCATCCTTCACTATCCCGGCCGCCGCTATCGAATGGGCGCCCACCTGGACACAAAACCTCACAAGCCTCATCAACGACATAGCCGTCAGCTACAGCAACCCAGATAACCCAAGTTTCGAGCAGGCCGAGGACAGCGCCTCCATAGCCCTCTACGGCCGGCGATCCTACGAACTCATCAGCGGACTAAAAGACGAAGCAGACGCCGCCACACGCGCAGGAAACATCCTCACCGCGCAAGCTAACCCCCTATGGAACATGGGACAGATCAGCGTACGCATGGGAGCTCTCACCGAAGCGCAACGCGACATAGTGCTCGCCCTCAAATCGGGTGCCACGGTAACGATCCCAGACCTGCCAGAGCCCGCCCCCTACAGCTCGTTCACCGGCATAGTCGAGGGATGGGCCGAAACGTTTACCCCAGGTCAGCATGTGATGACTTTCAGCATCTCCGACCCTCGATACTCGTATCAAACGGTTCCATGGAATGAAATAGACATAACGCTACAATGGGGCGACGTCAATCCCGGCGTGGCCTGGTACAACGTTGTCAAGGCAGACGATCTACTAGCCGCGTAAGGAAAGGAAAACAAATGGCCACGACCGCTAAGGGCACTCCCTATGTGGAGGCGTCCGACCTAGTTGCAGGATACCCAGCGGTATCCCTCGACCTGGCCGAACACATCGACGATAACGTGGCGTATAACGCGGCCACGATCAACGCACAGACCGGAACCACGTATACGTTCGTGCTGGCTGACGCTACGGCCGGGAAGCTCGTAACCGCGTCTAACGCCTCGGCCTCGACCTACACGGTTCCCCCGGAGTCCTCCGTGGTGTGGCCCGCCGGGTCGGTACTACGCATCCTCAACCAGGGCGCGGGTGTAGTGACCGTGGCCGCCGGATCCGGTGTCACCATCAACGGCACACCCCTAACCCTGGCGCAATACAAGGGTGCGGCGATCCAAAAGACCGGAACGGACACGTGGACGTTTATCCCTTTCTCTGGTGGAGTCGGTAACGCAGCAATCAGCGATACCCCAACCGGCTCCTACACGGGGTACCAGTATTGGACGTTTACGGCGTCGGGCACGCTGACGGTTACTACGGCAGGTTTCGCTGACGTTTTGGTTGTCGGCGGTGGCGGCGCAGGCGGAAGCGGCTACGGCGGTGGCGGTGGCGCGGGTGGCATGCTTTACGCAACAAATGTGTACCTAAGTGCAGCGACCCATACCGTAGTTGTCGGCGGCGGTGGTGCCTCTGTAACTAAAAACAGAGGCTATAACGGTGTAACTTCCAGACTTGGCTCCTTTTATGGTGTCGGAGGCGGTGGCGGTGGAGGTTCCTATCAAGGAGGCTCCGCGGACTCCGGTTCTTCACCCGGCACAAATGGAGGCAGCGGCGGAGGCCGCGGTGCATATTCTGGAAATGTCGGCGCTGGAACATCTGGACAAGGTAATGACGGAGGAGGCCCACAAGGCGGCGGAGGCGGCGCAAATGCCGTTGGATCCAATGGAAGCGGATCTAACGTCGGTGGTAATGGTGGTGCAGGCAGCGCCAATTCTATTACCGGCTCAAGCGTAACCTACGGCGGTGGCGGAGGCGGCGCAGGCGACGGATCAGCCGGTTCTGGCGGCGCTGGCGGCGGTGGTGGCGGAAGTGTAAGTGGCACAGGGACTGCGGGTTCGGTAAATACTGGCGGCGGCGGTGGAGCACATGGTGTCCTAGCCAGCACAGCCGTCGCGTCTGGCGCTGGCGGCTCCGGAATCGTAATCGTAAGGGTGGCGGTCTAAATGACATATCACAACGCACACGCGGCACGCATCGAGGACGGCATAGTCCGCGAGGTCATCGTCATCCCCTACATGGACGACGACGACGCGAAAATCACCGAATACTGTAACGGTATTGGCCTCGCAGGAACCTGGATAGATTGCTCCTACACCGGCTCCCGCCGTGGATGCTACCCAGGACAGGGCTACACCTACGACGCCGAGGCAGACGTATTCGTAGCGCCCCAGGCGTCGGTCATCGAGGAACAGGCCCAGGATGTCACCGAATGAAGTTGTAAGCCTTATCGGTGGGATCGTTGCCATACTGGCTACG